ACCGTGTGTGCATCCAGCATTGCCGTGATTACAGTTATCTCCGCCTTGACCAAACAAAGCTCCAGCACCACGTCCTAGCGCATAACCGCCACCACCTACAAGTGCACCAATTAATGCACCAGGTAGCCCACCAAATATTGCACCAGCACCACCACCAATTGCTGCGCTCTTTAAGAATTCTCCTAAGAAACCTTTACCTGCTTTTTGATCTTGATATCCGCTAAAACCACTAAGTAACGCTCCAAGTACAGGTCCACCAAACTTTCCAAATTTTCCAACCTTACTTAAAAGTCCAGAAGCACCTGCAAATAGTTTTGACCCACCCTTTGCAGCAGTGGTTGCTGCGCCAGTAACTCCGCCTCCACCAATCATTTTCTTTAGCATCATTAGCTGCATAGCATCCATACCAAAGCCAACAGCACCGCCACCTACTGCAGAAAGAGTAGCTCCTGTGTTTCCTGCACCAGGAAGAGTTTGCATAAATCCACGAAGACCGGCAAACGCTTGTGTTAAGGCATCTGCTTCTTCTGCAAGTTTACTAAAGCCATTATTGACTGCAGTAGTGGTATCTAGAGCAGCGTTAAATCCACCAACTAAGCCTTTTTCAGTAGCTTGAAGTTTTCTAGCTTCACTAGTCTGATAGTTAAAGTTACTTCTAATAGGGCTTTCTTTTCCAACCCCAAGCATATCTAAAGCTCTAGAAGAGCCCTGAAGATCTTTAGAAGAGATGGCTTTTCCATTATTTTTAGCACGAGCAATAATACCCATTTGAATAATGCTCATTAAGTTTTGGTCGCCACCAGCAATCTGAGAGATAGTTGCATAGCCCTTTGAACCAGGGTTAAGAACCATAGCTGCTTGCTCTGGAGTAATTTTTCTACCGCCGTATAAGAAACGGTAGGTATCATTAATAATTTGATTAGGTGGCTTTAGGTTTCCGTTAGCATCACGAACCTGAACACCAATACGCAAGAAACGCATAGCGTTGATGCCTGCAAGACCCGCAGTCATTTGTTCGTTTGTTCCACCAGTTAGGGCACTAAGTCCGCCGACTTGACCCATAACATTTTTAAATGTCTTGCTTGTTGCAGTATAGCCACCACCGGCAAACAATCCCATAGCTGCCATAGTTGGTCCCATGGCGCTTGTTGCTCCACCACCAACAGCTTTGTTAGATCTAATAATAGCTTGTCTAGCATTTATTCCGCTAATTCCAGCAAAGCTATCGGCAGCAATTCTTTGTGTTACGGCAGAATTGGTGTCTGGCATCATTGCCATTCCAAGAGAACCTACGGAAGCAACCCCACCAAGAACTTTTAAGCTTCGTGGTAGCCCGTCACCAAACTTAGGCATTTGTCCCATGCCAAGCTTGCTGTCGCTTTCACCTCTAGCTGCTAAAAGATTTTTCTTAATCTCAGCAGTAAGATCTCTTAGCTGCTTTCCAAGCTTAACGGTCATTCCAAGACCGTTATTGCCATTTATAATCTTAAAGAGTTTTTCGGTGTCGGCAACTCCACCAGAGAGAATACTTTCATCTCCGGATGGGAACAGGTTATCTGAAGCACCTGCCATATTTTATCTCACCGCCTTAGGCCTTAGCATGGCTCTGTCTAACCAGATCATGCGTTCTCGTACACTCAATGCTCTTAGTTCAGTCAATGACCAGCCCGGATAATATTGGGCTAACAGATCTAAAGTCTGAATTAATAGCTCATAGCTTATTTCATGACTGAAACAAATCCGCTAGGGTTAGCGGTAGCGACACCTCCTGGCCGCATGTTGGACAGTCTTTTGTAATTTCGCTAAGTTGTGGACCAGGGTTACGGTTTGATATTTCTGTAAGAATAGTGCGTCTGTCCATAACACCCAAACCTAAAACCACAGAGTGGTTAATGACTGGGGCGCCATTGATTTCCTGCACACAATCCTTTAGGACAATTGTATCTAATTCAGGAGCTGTTTTGTTGATGGAGTTAACCAAAGCTTTCTGGGTAAACCCAGTAGGAAGCTTTACCTTCACTGCACCTACCTTACAGTCCACTGTAAATTCTTTATCGCCCTCTAGTTTTCTATACTCAACATCTTTATTTAAATCAATAGTAATAGTGATGTCTTCTTGGCAAGAACCACATAGAGTGCCCTTTACCGTGATTTCAGATCCAAATGTTGCCTTTCTAATCTCTAGTAGCAAAAGCTCACGGTCTCCTGCTAAAAGAGCATCTAGCAACCCCAGATCAGTTTTCTTATCACCTAGCTTTACGACTGCTCTTTCAAGCATAACCATAAGGCCCTTAGATAAATCTGGAAGCTTAGAGATAGCTTCTTCGTCTGCACCGGTTAGTTCTCTTACCTCAGCTGTTGTAATCTTGTCCTCAAATGGCACTTCTAATCCTGCCAATAAAGTAATAGTAGGGTCAGAAGGCGGCGTAATCTTAGGCTCCATTCTTGGAGCTGCAGCCGCCTCCTGCTCTACTAAAGCTAAAGCTTCGTGTGATAGTTTGTTTGCGAGAGCAGGGTTAGCTGCTGCGCTTACGGTCGTTTCTGTTGTCATATTGTTTACCTTTTCTTAGTTATTAAACTGTTGGTAGATCTGGTGCGTCTTTGTCATCTGTCCAGCCGGTTGCAAATGAAACATCGAAACCTTCATGAACAAGTGTCATTTCTTCTACCATAAGTGTACTACCACCTGCATCGAGCTGGCTGTATCCAAGGTTAGTGATCCATGCGTTGTATACCTTAAAGCGCATAGATGTGTGCTGACCTGTTACTGCAGTTGCTGTGGTTGTAGAACCTGAGCCTGACAAACCCTTTGGGTTTGGATGGCTTAGTACCTGAATGTCTACGTCACAGCGGAAGTTTGCGCCTACGCCAGATGTAGCTGATCCAGTCATTACTGCGAACAAACGCTTCATCCATAGTGAATGTTCCTTTTGTCCGAGCATTACGCCCTTAGATAGGGTTAGTGGTGTAAAGGATGTCTGACCAGGTAGCTGGTGAACGTTGGTGTTGTATCCGCCTTCACGGTATGCGATTGATTCTGTTGAGACTGTTAGGCCTGAAACAGATACGAATCCCATCTTTCCAAAGTTGTCGCCAAACTTCTGGTTAGAGTCTTTTGGTGTAAATGTTACGAGAAACTTAAAGTTACGAAATGGATCGGTATCCAGCGTACTTAGAGTATTCATATTTACGGTTGTTGGTGCTGTTGTCATGAGTTATCTCTCCTTACGCCGTAGCGTTTCCTGTAAGTTGACCAAGCTTAATAATGACGAATTCAGCAGGGTACTGTAGTGCCACACCGACTTCGATATTAACTCGACCGTTCTGGATATCTGTGAAGGAGGTTGTTTCTGTGAAGGAGGTTGTTGTAGCATCACACTTTACAAAGTATGCCTGCTGCACAGAGCTGCCACGAAGACCACCTTGCTGCCAGTAACTGGTCAAGAATGAGCTAAGTGCTGTCTGGATCTTCTTCCACAAGAGGACATCGTTGTTCTCGAACACAGCAAATGCTGAACGATTTTCGAGTTCCTTCTTGATGTAGATAAGAGAACGCTTCTTGTTGATGTAACGCTCATCAGTTGAGTTGTGAAGTGTACGACCACCCATTGAAACAATACCTGCACCAGCTACCTGACGGATAGCATTGATTGGGGTAGTGCTGTCATTTAGTGCGTCTAGCTCAGCGTTAGTGAGCTGCTTCTCTGTTGCAACAGCAAGAGAGATGCGGTTTTCAAGACCAGCTGGAGCCTTGAATACTCCACGAGATGCATCAGTAGCAAGGTACTGTCCGACCATAGCTGCGCCTGGTGCCTGAAGACGAGTTGAGTTTCCAGCTGCACGAAGTGTGTCTGGAATAGCAAGCCATGGATAGTACACTGCTGCACATCCACCGTCTGAGTCTGGAGCAGCAGAAATAACGTCAGAAACAAATTCCTGTGCTTCTAGTACTGTCTGTCCACGTGGTACGTCAAGAACAGCAAACGCATCTCCACGAAGTTCGCAGTAATTTAGAAGATCACCAAGAATATCTGTTGCTAGATTTCTTTCAACGTTTGATCCTGTATTATCATAGATATATGCTGCTGCAGGAATGTTGAATACTAGAGGGTTCTGGATAGCATCAAATGCTTCTAGAGACTCTGCGTACTGTGCCTTAGTTGGAGAAGCTCCATTGATTCCGCCTCCAAATGCTTGAAGACCATCTACTGCTGGCATATCGTTTGGTGATGTTGCTGGAGAGTTAAGGTCTGATACAGAGATGTATGTTGAACCAGCATTTACAGATGCAACCACATAGCGTGGGTCATCTGCAGCCATGCTTAGGTCTGCAAACTGCTCAATAATATCTCCTGATGAGTAGACAAGCAAATTGAAACGGTTTGATGTTCCGCCGTTCTTTACTTCTACTGCAAGGGTGTTACCCCATG